TTAGCTTAATACTATCCCAGGCATAGCCATTCGTAGTTAATGCATCCCAAATCGTGATCTTACACGTATGTTGTTCATCATTAACCAAGCCTGGAATCAAACCTGGTTTAATACACAGCACAGTATTATCTTCATCAAAGTAGATAAGGTCTGGATCTGTATCTGAATCAATACAAATTGAATCAGTCGCTGCTTTGGTAGTTCGAATAATCCCGCCTGAAGATTGGAGAACGGCCCTGGTGACAGCCGAAACTGCCACCGTTGAGCCATCCTGGAGCAATTCAAGCCGTTCTTCATTATCCCTACCGATATATGCCATCAGTTGCTCCATGGTTTTCTCCTTATGCTGCGGTTGTCCGAGGTACGTAAAACAGGCCATTGGCATGAGGATCAAAGCTGAACTCTGCCCCCACACTTGAAATATTGCCTGATCCATCCAGGTCAATGTGGCCGATGATTTCATCCGTTGCCACTGGACTTGCCGCCGTACCCTTGAGGATATACAGATATCTTGCAGTGATATCTCCAGCTGCGGTGAAGGTAATCTTTGCGCAATCAAACCTGACATCCGTACCATTAACAGCGCAGGTCTTTGAAGCCAGCGCTACCGGATCATAGTCTGTGTCTGCGCATTCATTTGTAATATCCTCATAGTCAACTTGCGTATCTCTTGCAGGCGTTTCAGTATCGGTTGCCAATACTGCGTAATAAGTATCAGTTGTCCAGTCATCTGTGCTGAGCAAAGATGCAAAGCCAGTGTCGTGTGACAAAAAAGGTCCTACTGCCATGATGTTTCCCCTTATGTTAGTTTGGTAATACTATATTCTTTTGTTATCCGGTTAATGCTGGTGTTAAATATCGGCTGTTCCAAAACCAAGCCGGTAAACAAGATACCAGGGTTTGCTTTAGCCAATGCAGACGCTTCAACACCACCCAAGGCCTTGCTTAAAATCAAGTTGCCCGGTTCAGCCTCTGCCGCTGCTTCTGCTAGGGGAGCTCTAACAGCCACGCCTCTGACAACTGTGCCGGGTAATGCTCTTGCTTCAGATACCGCAGGTACACCAATAGCTCTGATTGCTTCTGCTGCGATTGCTGTCCCTGCATCTGATACCGGACTTGCCGATGATGCCACGCCGGACAATACAACCGCGCCCCCTGCTACGGCTGTTCCGGGATCTAATGCGGCACGAAAACCAATCCCCGTGCTCGTGTTCGCGGGATGACCGTTCGCATTGACAATCAGCCCGGAGCGGGCGTAGAACCTATAGTACCAGTTGCCGCACCGTCTAAGCGCACGTGAATCACTATTGTCATACTGATATGCACTATCCAGATAGGTGGCGGTGTGGGTGGAAGAGTCAGAAAAATCCGGCAGCGCCATTTGTTGGCTTCCAGCTCCTTCCAGCAGTTTGCCGATCCCTGCCCATCCGTTCGCTGCACCATGGCACAGGTCAATGGCAGTCTTGAGTTGTATCACAGCGTTGTCGATATGGTTCAGCGTGGTTGCAGATGCGAGAATAAGCCTGCCGGAAAAACGGCCGGTGATAATAACACGTTCCACCGCCACGTCTTCATTCCCATTTGTTGCGTCTGTGATAGTATAAGTGCCTGGGGTCAACTGGCAAACATTTGTTCCGTCACCATTTGCATTATCATCATAGTCAATATATGTTGCCCCTGAAGACACCTCCCCATCGATATACGCTTTTGGCTGGATATACCCAGACTCGATACGGCAGTCCTCCCATTCGTATATATTTGCAACAAGGTTATGTATGCCCAGGGCCTCTTCCAGATTATGATACCAGTTTGCCGGGCCTGTGCCGGTCAAACATCTGCCAGACACAGTTGGATCGGCAGTGCCGTAATAGGCGGATTCATCCGGATCTCGGGTATCCTTCCCATTATTGTTGTTCCCCCTCAATTGTCCCCATAGTCCCGATTTCATGACCAGGGACAGCACTGCAAAACGCTCGAATGGCGTCACCAGATGACACGGACGGCCATCGATTATCCTGTTTGACGCAGCAACCCTGGCATTTTCCCAACTGATTGATGCCCATGGCACCACCCCTGCCTGGGACACAGCCGCAACATTTCCAGGAGAATTTAGCGTGGTGGTGCCTGCACTGGTATCGGATGCATCAGGCTGGCTGCATTCATATGCATCAAACCAAAAACCCCCCACGGTGATACCGTTAAGCGCAGACTGCGGCCACCCGGATGTTTCAAAGACGGGAACGTATGCCATGACAGAAGATACAGTATCGCCGGTTCCATCCGATTTTGAATTATGTTCCTTAGTCTCCAGATAAAGCCCCCTGAACGCCTTTCTTCTGTTTAAAACTATCATAAGACCTCTTCCCAATACCCATGTTTCAAGTTCTGGCCGGGCTTTGTTGTGTTGGCATCTATTGTGCTAAGCCATGTCTTGCCAACCCAGGTAACTTTATCATTAATATTATATGCAGTTTCGGTGCTGGTGGGCTGTATCCATTCTTGAATTACCTCTGGGTCATAAACCCGTTTCCACAAAGCAGGAACTTGCGTTGGCAGCCAATCAAGCTGGGTTGTGTGGGGCTGGATTGCTTCCCAGACTTCGTTTTTATATTGCCGCCTGACTGGCCCGGCATCCATTATTTCCTGGGTGATAATTTCGCCCACCTTAAAAGCAGGAAACAGGCTTGCATAGTCGTTGATTTCCTCATCAGAAAAAACCATTGCTTCAAACTGTTTCCTGACTATCTTGTTGATAGCTTCTTGGACTACCTGATCTTCAGAAGGCTGCCTCTGGTTGAACTCTTCTCCTGTAAGGTCTGAAACAATGTACTCCCAGACAGTCGACTCCTCGTTGACCGTTTTGACCAAAGTCTTTTTTTGTTTATCAGAATCATACTCCGGATCAATGGTTGTTCTTGGCACCCACTTGCCCTTTTTAGGATCAAGGATTGGTGGAGTATCCGCACCAAAGTTATACGATTTGACAATTTTATTGTCTTTTATGAGATCATGCATATAATTCACTCCTTACCAAGCTGATACTGTTGTGGCTGATGTTTTATATTGAATTAACACCTCAAACAACCAGGCATCCTCTACCATATCATCAGTCCCGGAAACATTCCGGTATACTTCAAACACGATCGTATCGCCCAATGCCGGAGTACCGCCAACTGTGATGGCCGGGGTAGCCCCTGTGATTTGAATATCCGCACCGTCATCAGCCAGCAATGCGTCCGAGACAACCTGCCCCGTCCCGAGTGCAGCATCTATGGCATCATCGTTAGACAAAGCACCGGCTTTCAGTCCCCACTCCACGGTATCCCCTGTTGTTGAATCTTCAGCTGAAGACCACTTGAATTTTGCCTTAATTGTGCTCCGGTCCCAGTTTTCCGGCATTGTGAAGGCAAATTGCACTTTTTCCAAAGTTGTGGCATCAAAGGCAAAGTAATCCAGGTTGATATCATTTGTTGCGTATTCGTTCGTGCCGGTTACTGCGCCGTTGGTTTTAACAGGAGTAAACGCCCCTGCCGGAATAGAAATTGCTTTGTAAACTTCTGCATCTGCCTTGCCATTAAACGTGTCCCAATCTGTACTGGACAGCAGCCCTTTTTGAGATGTGGAAGCCGTTTGTATATCATCCGTGCCATTGGTATGTTTGGAAGCATGGGCTTCAAGGGAATAGTTGTTATAAAGCGTGTCAAAATAGGTTTTTAAAAATGCCTTTATCTGACTCCATGTTGACGTAACAAGCACGTCAGCGTCTTCACTATCCCGAAAAACAGCCTTGTCAGCATCGATCGGCGGGTTTTTTGTTCCCACTGCGCCAAGGCCAGTGTCAGTGTTTTGATCGTGTGCTTTATCGAGTTCTGCGTCAGCCGTTGCACCTGTTCTATCAAGTAAATATGCCATTATGCTGTCCTCACATATAATTCGTTACCTGCGGAATCTTGCAGTTGTGTTCCTGTTGAATCTTGTAATGGAATCATTTCCCTGTAATATCCTGTAACCCTCAGCCGGATTGTTTCTGCCAGCTTTCTCGTGCCAGGTTTAAATATAAGCCGTAAAGGGGATAAAAATTTGACAACATAAGTATATCCGTCTTTATAGTTGTACCAGTAAAATGAATTTTTCCCACCATAAGCCTTTGTGGAATTTGCGTAAAACTCAAGAAGTTTATCTTTATTGTCAGAACTCAAATGTTTAAAAGTAATGTCAACATCAAACTTACTGTCGGCATCCAGCTCAACAACGGCGCTCCGGCCATCAAGAAACTGGTGCCGGATTTGTGGCTTCGATCCGGTTATGGGCTGGACATCATGGTTCGGGATATCCAGCACATAAGCATAATCAGCCGTTGTCTGTGTCAGATGGTTGTGCATCTTTTTCCTCTGTTTTCTTCAAGTGAGTTTCCAGTTCTGCATGAACCGCTATAAGC